CCTGGTGCTCAACTGCTGCGGAAGCGGCCGGGGCATCCGGTCCCTGGGCAGCGGAATGACGGACCGCAAGGCTCTGCTGGAACGGTACCGGGACGCCGTGGAACGGGGAGAAGCCCCCGAGGTCCCCGCGCTGGGCATCTTCCGGGACGACGACTGGGAGCTGGGTCCGAAGGCGCTGCGGAAAGGCAGCGAAAAGCCGGAGGACGCTGCGGAGGCGCAGCGGGATGCTGCCGATGAGCAGCAGGAAGCTATGGACGAGGCTCTGGCTGTGCTGGAGCTGGAAAAAATCAGATTTGGAGGTAACTGACATGAATCTGACCAACAGACAGAAGTACATGGACGCCATGAACCGGAGGGCGGACCTGCTGGCCAAGGCCGACGAGGCCGCCGCCGCCGGCAACGTGGAGGCCCTGAAGGACTTTACAGCCCAGGCGGCGGCTATCAACCCCGAGATTGAGGGCTATCAGGCTCTGATGGAGCAGGAGGCCCGGTTTGCCAAGGCGGAGCCCGTGAAGACCGACCCCGAGGCCCGGGACCGGGCGGAGGCCAGAGTGGAGGCCCTGCGCCGGGGCGACCCCATCACCTTTGACGCCGGGGAGGTCCTGGCGGGCATGGGCGTCCGCAACTCCACCACCCTGGCCACCGGCTCCCTGATCGAGCCCACCCGGCAGGGAACCTCCATCACCGACACCAAGGGGACCATGTCCTCCATCATCGACATGGTCAGCGTCATGGACCTGACCGGATGCGCCCAGTACCGGGAGACCTATCTCAAGACGGAGCTGACCCCCTACACCGGTAAGGTGGAGACCCTGGCGGGCACCGCCCGGACCGCCTCCGACCCTGCTTTCGGCATCGTGGGCTTTGGCCCCTGGGAGGCCAACGTCACCAGCTTTGTGGACCGCAACCTGAGCCGCCTCTCCCCCGTGGCCTACGAAGAGAAGATCCGGGAGCTGGCCATGCGGGCCCTGCGCCGGGCGGTGGTGGATAAGATCTATCACGGCGACGGCCTGGCCACCGGCAACAAGATGTACGGCATCCTCACCGCCGTGGACGAGGATGCGGCTCCTATGACCGTGGCCGTCCCCGGCCTGACCATCGAGGCGGGCTTTTTGGATAAGCTGGTCTTTTCCCTGGGCACCGACGACGAGGTCCTGGGCACCGCCCGGCTCTTCCTCACCAAGGCCCAGCTCCAGTCCGTCGGCGATCTGCGGAACCAGGATGACAAGAAAATCTACGAAATCGTGCCCGACCCCGCCAACCCCAACACCGGCCGGATCAGCGAGGGCGGCCTGATCGTTCCCTACAGCCTGGCCTCCAATCTGAAGAACGACGGCAAGATGCTCTATGGTCTGCCTGCGACCTACCTCCTGGGCCTCTTCGGCTCCTACAGCATCCGGCTGGACGAGAGCGTCAAGGCCGTGGAGCGTATGAACGCCATCCTGGGCGACGTCTTCATCGGCGGCAACGTGATGACTCCCGGCGGCTTTGCCGTGGGCACCGTGACGGCGGCCTCCAGCGCCGGCGACGGAGACTGAGCATGAACATCACTCTGGAGGAGGTCAAGACCTATTGCCGCATTGACGGGGACCTGGAGAATGACCTTCTCCAGAGTCTCCTCCAGGCGGCGAAGGACTACCTGACGGGGGCCGGGATTAAGGAGCCGGACGACTCGGCCCGGTACAGGCTGGCTGCCCTGGCCCTGGTCCTGCACTACTACGACTACCGGGGGCTCACGGAGGCCCCGATGCCCACCGCCATCCCGGGGATCCGGAACCTCATCAACCAGCTGAAGCTGGAGGCGGAGGGAGAAAGGGTGGTGGCTCGTGAGCTACAGACGGAACCTGGCCTCTGACCTGCGGCACCGGGGACTGATCCGGCGGATGGGGACCGGGACGGACCGGGACGACCTGGACCAGTTTCCCGCAGAGCCGGAGACCGTGTGCTCGATGTGGTGCGCCGTCATCCCCCAGACGGGGAGCCTGCTCAGCGGCCGGCCCGCAGAGACGGAGCTGGCCAGGACCACCCACAAGATCATCATCCGATACCGACCTGATATCACGCCGGATATGTGGGTGGAGGTCTACGGGGTGCGGTATGACATCCTCTACGTCATGGACCCCTATCACGACCACACCACCCTGGAGCTGTTTTGCGAGGTGAGGAACGATGGAAGCGGGCTTTGACACCCGGGAGCTGGAACAGCTGGCCCGGGACCTGGAGGCCGTGGCGGACCGGTACCCGGATAAGGCCAAGGAGTTCCTCAAGAAGCAGGGAAACAAGACCCGGAACAAGCTCCGGGCCAAGACCAGGGCCGTCACCACGAAGCGGACCGGGAACCTCCAGAAGGGCATCCGCCGGACGGGGGTCCAGGAACACGACGGGGATTACCAGATCCGGGTCTACAACAAGGCCCCCCACGCCCATCTCATCGAGCACGGCCACGTGCAGTGGGTGCCGGTGGCCGGCATGGGCCGGAAGCACCAGCGGAAGACGGAGCAGTTTGTCCCCGGGCGGCACCCGGCGGCCCATACCGCCAACGAGATGAAGGCGGAGATGGGCAAGGACGCCGGAGGTCTGGTGGATGAGGTGCTGCGGGAAGGGGGCTTTGGATGATCACCATTGTGGACGTCATGCGGGCGGTTTCCCGGACGGCGGAGACGGTCTTCGGGGCCCCTCCCGTCACCAAGGACCTGAAGGAGGGCTTTGCACGGCCCTGCACCAAGCTCTCCCTGCTCTACAGCGATGTGAGCCGGGAGGGAGCCCTGCGGCATGAGACGGCGGAGCTGGAGCTGGTGCGGTTTGCCGCCCGGACGGACCGGGGGTGGATCGACCTGCTCCGGGCTCAGGCCGCCCTCACAGAGGCCCTGGAGAGGCCCATCCGGGTGGACGAGCAGTTTCACCTGGTGGCGGAAAAGGTGGATTTCGACCCCGTGCGGGAGGATATGGCGCTGTACTGCACCTTTAGCGTGGAGTGGTACCAGGAGATCCCGGCGGGAGAGGAGGAGAACCCCAACCTCATGGATACGCTGGAGATGAATGGGGGCACCATTGCCGCCCCCTGACGGGGGCCGGACAATGTTTCCCCCATTGACCCCCTCCCGGCACCCGGCGCGCGCACTCGCTGCGCTCGCACACTTGCCGGGCGAGAAGTGAAAAAGCGACGGCGGAGCCGCCACTTTTTCGAATTGGATTTGATTCTGTCCGCCGGGCGGACAGAACTCTGCGAGGCAAAGGAGTGATCAAATGGGATTGCCCGAAATTACTGTTACGTTTAAGAAGCTGGCGGAGACGGCTTCCCGGCGGTCTGCCGGGGGGTATCTCTGCGTGCTGCTGCGGGACACCACAAGCGGGGTGACCTGGAGCGTAAAGGAGTACAAGTGGCTGGAGGAGGTCAAGGTCTCCGACTTTTCTGCCGCCAACTATAAGATCCTGGCGAGAGCCTTTACCGCCGGGCCCACCAAGGTCATCGTGGTGCGGCTTGGGGCCTCCGGCACCGTGGAGGACGCCAAGCCCCTGCTGCGGAGCGTGGCTTTCAACTGGATCGTGGCGCCCTACGCCAATATGCAGGAGGATCTGGCGGACTACGTCAAGGAGGTCAACACCTCCCGGAGAGTCAGGAAGGCCAAGGCTCTTGTGTACCAGGTGGAGGCCGACGACATCCACGTGGTGAGCGCCTGCAACCCCACCGTGACCCTGGCGGGAGAGGCCGCGGCCACCCCCATGGTGGAGTACCTGCCCCGGCTGGCGGGGATCCTGGCGGCCTGCCCCATGGACAGATCCGTCACCAACTACGCCCTGGAGGACCTGGCGGCCGTGGCGGACTACACCGTCTCCGGCTCCGCCGTGGACCCCGGGGACGCGGTGGACCTGGGGCAGATGGCCCTGTATCTGGACGACGATACCATCCGGATCGCGAGGGGCGTCACCACCCTGCAGACTATCACCGGAGACCTCACCGAGGATATGCAGAAGATCGCCGTGGTGGAGGCCATGGATATCATCCAGGAGGACATCGTCCGGACGTTCAAGAATTTCTACCTCGCGAAGGTCCGCAACAGCGCAGACAACCAGGCGCTTTTTGTCTCCGACGTGCTGCTGTACCTCAAGGAGCTGGAGACCGAGGGCATCCTGGAGGAGGGATACTCCACCTGCAGCATCGACGTGGATGCCATGCGCCGGTCCTGGGAGGCGGACGGCCACTCCATGGCGGACAAGGAGGACGCATACGTCAGGAGCAAGACGTACAAGAGCTATCTCTTTGCGCTGGCCGGCATGCGGATCCAGGACGCCATGGAAGACCTGCGGATGAACATCGGCCTGGGCTGAGCCCCGGCGGAAAGGAGCTACTATGGCGAATAAAGTCAGAAACCGGATCATCCGGGGGTCCTTCGGGGCCGCCTGGCTGAACAACGAAAAGCTGTACGAGATCAAGTCCATGGAGGCCAAGGTCACCCTTAACTATGAGGAGCTGCACCTCAACGGGGATTTCGGCACTTCCCGGCGGTATATGGGCTACGACATCAGCGGCACCATGGTGCTGCACAAGGTGTCCTCCCGCCCCTCCAAGCTGATGGGGGACGGACCCAAGACAGGACAGCTGCCGGAGATCAAGGTGGACATCGCCCTGCGGGACCCCGATGTGGCGGGCGCCCAGCGGGCCGTGATGGACGGCGTCACCTTCGACGAGTTTACCCTGGGGCAGTTTGAGAACAACTCCGTCCTGGAGGAGACCGTGCCCTTCCACGCCGCCGGGTATGATATGCCCGAGTGGCTGGAGGACTATGTGGCGTAAGGAGGGACGAGCATGGCAGAGCATAAGAAGCTGACCGTGGCCGACCTCCTGGCCATGAAGGAGAAGCCCCTGGCCCAGAC